GTCATCCGTGACAACATCACTTTCCTTCCGTATAAGGAACCTTCTCAGGTCTTGTATCAGTTACTTCAAAACATTGTAGAAGAAGGTAGACGCTTTGCGTCAATGGCTGATTTCAAAGTAGCAGACATGAACCAAGATGCTCCTGTTGGGACCACTCTTGCAATCATGGAACGTGCCATGAAGGTGCAGTCTGCTATACAGGCAAGGATACATGCCAGCTTAAAACAGGAATATAAAATTCTTGCAAGGATCATTGCTGACTATACAGAGCCTGATTATCCATACGAAACAGATGCTGGTGAGGGTATCAAGGCGGAAGACTTCGATGATCGTATTGACATAGTACCTGTGTCGGATCCCAACGCCTCATCTATGGCTCAACGTATTATGCAGTACCAAGCTGCCTTGCAACTAGCACAGCAGGCTCCAAATATGTACGATCTTCCACTACTGCACAGGCAGATGATGGAACTGATCGGAATACCGAATGCAGATAAGGTTGTACCGATGCCTGATGAAGTACCAGTAAAAGATCCAGTTACTGAGAATCAGGCGATGATGACCCAAGAGCCCGTCAAGGTATACGAATATCAGGACCACGAAGCTCATAACCGTGTACACATGGTACTCAAGAATGATCCTGATATGGCCCAGCAAGTACAGAATAGTCCGGCAGGACAAGCTATCATGGGTGCGCTGGATTCACATGTCAGGGAACACTTGGCATTTATAATGCGTAAACAGATTGAAGAAGAGCTTGGTACAGAGCTACCGCCTATGGGTCAGCCGTTACCAGAAGATGTCGAGAAGAGATTAAGCAAGTTGATAGCCGATGCGGCAGATCAGATGATGGGCAAAAAACAGCAACAAGCAGCGGCGCAACAGCAAGCACAGCAACAGCAGGATCCAATTATCCAAATGAAACAGCAGGAATTGCAGATCCGTCAATCAGAAGAACAGCGCAAGGCGCAGGCAGATCAGGCGAAACAGGCGTTGGATCAGCAGAAGCTCGTGTTGCTTGAAGAAAAACTAGATGCGGATCAGCAGATGGGTGTGGCCGAACTACAACTAGAAGCACAAAAGGTTGCATTAAAGGCGGATTCAGAGGAAAAAATGCGAGCGGCGAAAGATGAGGCAGAGGGAATGAAGTTGATTACAGAACTATCAAAGGAAGATAATAGTGAATGAGGACGCTTTAAGCTTGATAAGAAAAAAATTAAGAGGCCAAATGAATGAGTTAGCTGATCATTTAGCTGTAGGGTCTGTTAAAGACATGGAAGAGTATCGGAAAATTACCGGTATCATAGAAGGTTTAGCTTGGGCAGAACGTGAAGCTATGGATTTAGAGGAACAACTACTGAAGTTATAGTTCGTAGGACGCAACGCTCATACGGAGCGCAACAATTAAAAATGAGGTAAGTATGGCTACACTCGCCAAGGAACAAGATAATCTCAGAGTTATGGATATCGAAGAGATTACATTTAAAGATATAGAAGATGGTGACAACTTTGCATCTCAGTTGCCTGAGCCCAAGGGCTACAAACTACTAATCGCACTTCCTGAAATCGAAGAAAAAACGGAAGGCGGTATCATCAAGTCTGCACAAACCCAGTACGAAGAGAATATAGCGACTATTGTTGGCTGGGTTATGTCTATGGGTCCAGATGCTTATGCTAATTCCACACGGTTTCCCAGTGGGCCTTACTGTGGGGTAGGAGAGTGGGTGTTATTCAGAGCATTTAGTGGCACAAGAATTAAGATTCATGGCAGAGAATTTCGTATAATTAACGACGACACTGTAGAGGCGGTTGTACAAGACCCCAGAGGCGTAGAGAGGGCATAATATGAGTGAAGTAACTGGAAGAATGGCAGACGAAGAAAGGTTTTTAGGTGTAAGAACTACCATAGAGCCACCGGCAGCCGCCGCTCCTGAGCAACAGGAAGAGTTAGATATAGAAGTGGTTGATGATCGGCCAGCAGACGACCAGCGGCCCGCAGCATCTACGGGATCTGATGACGATGATGCCGCGACTGATGAGGAAATAGCTCAGTATGGAAGACGTGCCCAGCAACGTATTAAGAAACTAAAATGGGAATTCCACGAGGAACGCAGAGCTAAAGAGCAACAGCAGAGAATGTCAAGCGAGGCGGTCAATTATACACAAACGCTTCAGACGGAGAATCAAAGATTACTTAAGTTGGTTCAGGATTCTCAAAAGGCATTGAATCAACATAGTAAGTATGGCGCAGCAAACTCTCTTGCTATGGCAGAATTAAAATTTAAGGAAGCACATGAAGGAGGAGACTCCGGTGAAATAGCTGCTACACAGAAAGAACTGACCAATGCACAGCTAAGAGAAGCTTCATCTGGTAATGTCTCTCAAGCAGTTTTAGATAACTGGAAGCAAGAGGTGATGACCCAACAACGTGAACAGCAACGGCAACAGCAACAAGCACCAGCGCCAGAAGTTCAGGCTGATCCAGCGGCTGTAGAGTGGTCACAGCAAAACGAATGGTTCGGTAATGACAAAGAAATGACAAGCTTTGCATATGGGGTTCATGAAAAACTAGTAGGTGAGGATGGTGTTGACCCTAATAGCCAAGAATATTATCAATTAGTAGATAAACGTATGCGGGATGTATTTCCCAATTACTTCGGGAACGACGAATCAAGCTCGCAAGGGCAAGTAGTTGTCGATCCTGCACCTCGCCGTAGAGCGAGTCCCGTGGTTGCACCGGCCACCAGAAATAGTGGTGCGGCTCCACGCAAAGTTACATTGACACAAACACAAGTTGCACTCGCGAAAACACTGGGGCTAACCCCCCAGCAGTATGCAACACAGCTTATCAAGGAGAACATGAGATAATGGCTGATGAACGCGCTCCACGGGAGCCAAGAAATCTTGACAATCGCGAAAGCGAAGAAAGAACTAAAGCTTGGGAACCCGCATCTATTTTACCTGATCCAGAGCCGCAAGATGGGTGGGTTTTTCGCTGGATAAGAACTTCAATGGTTGGCAACCTAGATAACATGAACGTGTCAAAGCGTTTCAGAGAAGGTTGGGAACCAGTGAAATCCGAAGACCATCCAGAACTACAAATTATGAGCGATCATAAATCGGACTGGGCACAGAAAGGTGGTATTGAAGTCGGTGGGTTATTGCTCTGCAAAGCACCAGTTGAACTGGTTGATAAGCGGAGAGCCTATTTCAGGGCTCACGCTGAATCCCAGATGCAAGCCGTCGATAACAATTATATGCGTGAGAACGATCCCCGGATGCCAGTTCTCGCGCCTGATCGTAAAACTCGTGTAGCATTTGGCGGCGGAGGTCGCTAGATGCTTTAAATTAATTAGCAAATAGGAAAAATAATTATGGCTACTTCAGCTTCACCGTATGGAGCCAGACCTATTGGTACTACAAGCGCAGCAGGTTCGTTTACGGGCATGGTGCGCAATTTACCGATAATTACCACATATAACACCGCTATTTTTAACGGTGACTTTGTCAAGCTTGTAGCAAACGGCACAATTGAGAAGGATGCTGGAACTGATACCTTGGCTGCAGTGGGAATTTTTATGGGTTGTGCTTATACGGATCCAACAAGTGGACAGAAGACGTTTAGTGACATGTGGCCTGCATCGAATGCAGCAACAGACGCAGTGGCGTATGTTCTAGACGATCCGAATGTCGTGTTACAAATGCAGGCAGACGAAGCAATGAATACCGCAGACCGTGGTTTCAACGTCGGTGTTGTACAAACCGCTGGATCTACTTCCATCAAGAAATCTAAGAATGCGATTGATGGTTCTACTCCAGACACAACGCTTACATTGCCTCTTCGAGTTATAGACTTCGTTGACGGACCTAACAGTCTGGCTCCGGATGGAACGACCGCCAGTGATGCCAAGCCAGATGTGATCGTTAAGTTTAACGCTGCGTCTACTTTTATAGCATCTCCTCATTCATACAACAACCCTACCGGGCTATAAGGAGATACTAACTAATGGCTATATCAAGGGCACAATTACTTAAAGAACTGTTACCGGGCTTGAATGCTCTCTTTGGGATGGAATATGCACGTTATGATGACGAGCATAGTGAAATCTACGAGACTGAAAGTTCCAGCAGATCCTTTGAGGAAGAAGTAAAGCTTTCGGGCTTCGATGCTGCACCTGTCAAGGATGAAGGTTCGGCAATTTCTTACGACGCTGCACAGGAGAGCTTCACGGCTCGCTACAACCATGAGACTATCGCCATGGGCTTCGCTATTACAGAAGAAGCTATGGAAGACAATCTCTATGATTCTCTGTCGGCTCGTTATACTAAAGCCTTAGCTCGCGCTATGGCTCACACCAAACAGGTTAAAGCTGTTGTTCCATTGAACAATGGATTTACCGCTGCTTACCAGAGTGGCGATGGTGTAAACCTTTTCACAGCAGATGGTGATGGAGTAACTGGTGGTGACGGTCACCCACTCGTTTCGGGTGGTAAGAACTCTAACCGGCCAGCAACTGCCGTTGACCTCAACGAGACTTCTCTTGAGGCTGCTGTAATTCAGATTGGCAAGTGGACAGACGAGCGTGGTCTAATGATCGCTGCACGTCCTCAAACGCTTGTAATCCCACCTGATTTGCAATTCGTTGCAACACGGGTGATGAAATCTGAGCTTCGTCCGGGCACTGCTGACAATGACGTCAATGCAGTACGGTCGATGGGTATCGTACCCGGCGGAACCGTTGTGAATCATTATCTAACTGATACAGATGCATGGTTCTTAATGACGGACATTCCAAACGGAATGAAGCACTTTAATCGTGTAGCACTTGAAACAAGCATGGACGGTGACTTTGATACCGGAAATGTTCGTTACAAAGCTCGCGAGCGTTATAGCTTCGGTGTATCTGACCCACTAGGGGTCTGGGGATCACCCGGAGCATAGTTAGATTTGGGGTAGGAATGGGTTGTTTCTTTCACGTTCCGACCGGGAATAGCCCATCCTGCCCCTCTTCTTTTTCTGACTACTAGCAATAGTAGAAACTAGCCACTACAGGAGAAGCACATGGCTAATACAACCTTTCAAGGTAATGTTCGGGCAGAAGGTGGGTTTGAACAGGTAACAAAGAATGCAACTACGGGTGCATACACCACTAATTTTGACGTAGACTCAAGCGGTAATGTTTCAGGCATGCGACGGCCAATCATTACGACATGGGAAGCTAGCGGAGCGGTTACTTCTGCTCTGACTATTGCACAGTCAGGTTCTGTTGTTCTAATTCATGGAACGCTAGACAATGTAATTAATCTTCCAGCATCTTCAGGTGCCAACACGGGTGCATGGTTTGACTTCTTAGTCACCACTGCTGTCGGTTCGGGTAAGACCACAACAGTTGCTATTCCAGCAGCTACTGGTAGTGCGTTCAACGCACAACTGAGCCTAACAGGAGGAACCGCAGCTAATGCTGTAATTGATGTAGCTGGCGATACCTTTACTTTTGTTGCAAGTACAGTAGTTGGTTCCACTTGTCGAATTACTTGCGTGTCTGATAATGGCACTGGTCAAGTTTGGATGGCGGTTGGTTCTGGATCACCTATTTCGACTGTCGCTTAGTGATTCAAGTAGTATTTTAAAATAAGATAGGGCCACCCATCTATCTGGGTGGGTGGTCACTTCTTCTGCTATGGGCAGAGCGAAAGCTCCCGTTCCTATAAGGAGATTTAGATGGCTGATGTAGTAGCTTTCCAAAAATTGCAAGATGGCGACAAAACTGCCGTGATGAAGTTTACCAACATATCTGATGGCACTGGTGAAGCTGCCGTGACTAAGGTAAACGTAGACGACGATCTACAATCCCAATCAGGTTCAGGTGCTGCATGTACTGGAGTTTCAATCCAGCAGATTTACTACGAGCTAAAGGACGGTATGACTGTAGATATTCTCTGGCATGCTACCACTAATGTTCTTGCTTGGACCCTTAGTGGATATGGATACTTCGACTTTAGGTCTTGTGGACCTCTCATTAATAATGCAGCAGCAAGCGGTAAGACTGGCGATATTAAGTTTACGACCACGGCCAGCAGTGGAGACCGTTACTCTATTATACTGAAGATGAGCAAGAGCTACGAATAATGCCTTTCAATAGCGACAAGCAGAGAAAGTATCTTTATGCTAACGAGCCCGATGTCGCGCGGAAGTTTGGTGCAGACGAAAAGGCATCTGGTGGGATGCTCAAAAGGGCAATCGCCAACACAATGCGTCTTCCAGATTTATCACGGTTGAGAAGTGGGGGCATGATCGGCAATGGCACCAAGTTGCCGGGAGCTTGTATGGATTCTGACACTAGATCTTTAAAGAAATTTAAGGATAACTAAGATGGCTACCAAGAAGCTAACGAAGAGGCAAACAAATGCGCTTAAGAAACATTCTGAACATCATACGAAAAAGCATATGGCGGCTATGCGTAAAGCTATGGCAACAGGTTCGTCGTTTACTGTCGCTCATAAGTCGGCGATGAAAAAGGTAGGCAAATAGTGGCTACTTCAGGAACTGCGACTTTCAACCTAGAAATATCAGAGGTTATTGAAGAAGCATTTGAAAGATGTGGATTGCAAACAAAAACTGGGTACGACATAGAGACTGCTCGTAGATCTCTAAACTTACTTAGTATGGAGTGGGCAAATCGTGGATTAAACTTTTGGTGCGTCGAAGAAGGGACTGCAAGCACGGTTGCTAGTACTCCTAGCGTTACGTTGCCAGCAGACACAATAGATCTCATTGAGTATTGGATCCGTGATGGATCGGGCACATCTCAAAACGATCTGCCCCTATCTCGTTTCAGCGTATCTCAATATTCAACGATACCCAATAAGCTTACTGAGGGTCGTCCGGTTAATATCTACATTGATAAACAACGGGATGCACCAGTAGCGTACTTGTGGCCTACCCCTGATAAGGTGTACACATTCGCCTATCAACGTATCAGGCGCATACAAGATACGGGATCAGTAGGATCTACTAATGCTGATGTACCTGCACGATTTCTTCCTGCATTGGTGTCCGGGCTTGCATTCCGTCTCTCACAAAAATATCCCGAATCATTTGTACGTTCTGGAGAGTTGAAACAGGAGTATGAGTTTCAGTGGGATCTAGCACAGCAAGAAGACCGTGATCGTGCTTCGGTGCATTTTGTACCGGGGGGCTATTAATGGCTCGTTTTGCTAATGGTAAATATGCTTTTGGCTTCTGTGATCGCACAGGTTTTCGATATAAAATCAAGGATCTGGTTCCTCAGGTCAAAGCTGGTCGCAGCACCGGCCTTATGGTTGGACGCGATATGCTTGATCAGGACCAGCCTCAAAATTTCTTAGGCAGACTTGGCGAATATTCAGACCCACAAGCTATTAGAGACCCCAGACCAGATACATCGCAGGACACTAGTAGGAGATTGTTTGCTTTTGATCCAGTAGGTAATGGTAATGGTGGTGGCGCAGGTGATATTCTTGCGCGTGGACAAGTGGGAAGGGTGACGGTGACTACATGAATTATACTGAATTAACTGCGGCGATTAAAGATTATACCAACAATACTGAAACGAATTTTGTTGCGGCTATTCCGACATTCGTTAAGCAAGCTGAACAAAGAATCTACAGATCAGTCAATTTGCCCGTTAACCGTAAGAATGTTGCAGGCACGATGACGGATGGCAATGCTTATCTAGCAAAGCCAACAGACTTCTTATTTCCGCTTTCATTGGCAATAACAAGCAGTAGTAATCAAATATTCTTGTTGAACAAAGATACAAACTTTATTAGATCGACGTATCCAAACGCAGCCACAGAAGGCACACCCAAGTACTATGGTTTATTTAGTGACGACAGATTTATCGTTGGACCTACTCCAGACGCAGATTATGTAACGGAATTACACTACTACTATCAGCCAAACTCAATTGTTACCGATAGCACAACATGGCTAGGAACAAACGCAGATACGGTATTGCTTCATGGGTCTTTAATTGAAGCGTACACCTACATGAAGGGTGATGCAGATATCATGCAAATGTATCAGCAGAGATATGGTGAAGCGTTAGGGCTACTTAAGACACAAGCGGAGGGCAGAATGACAGGGGACGAATATAGAGAAGGCATGATAAGGTCGATACCGACCTAATGATTAACGGTGAAATTGGAAACGTGATTGTAACAACTACGGATAATAGCAACTTAGGTCCAGAGCATTGGGCTGATCGGGCTACTGAGCAGATTATTAGTATAGGCGAGGATGCCCACCCATTAATTGTTGATCAAGCAAAAGCGTTCAAGGATAGGATACGCCATGTATTGAAGTATTATGTAATTGAAGCGATCAAAGAGGATCGCTCTAAGGTGATAACACTGCTACGTTCAGCAGGTCACAATGATTTAGCAAATTCTGTGGAGAAACTATAATGGCTATTACCCAAGCAATGTGTACGTCTTTTAAGAAAGAGTTATTAGAAGCGAAGCATAACTTCCTTCTTTCTGGTGGAAACACCTTTAAGATCGCACTCTATACAAGCAGTGCAACGATGAGTGCCTCAACGACTGCATACGCTACTACTAATGAGATCAGTAATACGGCAGGATCTGCCTACTCTGCTAAGGGTAATACTCTTACAAGAATAGATCCATCATCTAGTGGTACTACCGCTCTAACAGATTTTGCAGATACTTTTTGGTCTACTGCAACATTTACGGCTAGGGGTGCTTTAATCTTTAATGAAGATACTACTGGAGATACATCTGTTCTTGTGCTGGATTTTGGTGCAGACAAGACAGCTACTGCTGGTACATTTACGATTGCCTTTCCTGCGGCAGATGCGAGTAATGCAATAATTCGCATAGCCTAGAATGGCTAATGTAACAGGCTGGGGCCGATCTACATGGGGTTCTAGCACATGGGGTAACCCCATACCTGTTGAAGTAACAGGTATAGCAGGTACAGGTGCAGTAGGCGATGAGTCGGTAGTAATAGATGTTACTATTACCGAAACAGGGTTAGCAGGTACTGGTGCAGTAGGATCGGTATCAGTAACTGTAGACGCTAATGTTGCTCCTACGGGAGTCGCAGCAACAGGTAGTGTAGGAAGCGTTACGGTAACAGGCACATCAAATTTTACCTTAACGGGAATAGCTGGAACAAGTGCAGTAGGATCAGTTGATGTTTCGGGAGATGCAAATCTTTCGGTAACAGGATTGGCTGGAACGAGTGCATTGGGTACGGTATCAGTAACTGTAGACGTATCAATAGCAGCTACTGGTTTAGCCGCAACAGGTGGATTAGGATCAGTATCAGTTGCAGGTGATAGCAACGTCGATGTTACTGGGTTGGCTGGGACAAGCGCACTAGGAAGTGTGACTTTTATTGGATCAGTCGAGATAGATGCGATAGGTGTAGTTGGTACGGCAGCAACAAGTACTGTAAATGTTTGGAGTGAAATAGATGATTCACAGACACCAAATTGGGCAGCAGTTAGCGACTCACAAACACCTTCTTGGTCCAGTGTTAATGATGCACAAACACCAAGTTGGTCTGAGGTTAGTGACTCGCAAACACCAAGTTGGTCCGGAGTCAGTGATTCTCAGACGCCAGATTGGAAAGTAGTACCGACATAACAATAGGAATAGAACATGGGAACATATGTAAATAATCTGAGACTTTTGGAAATCACTACGGGTGATGAGTCAGGTACTTGGGGCACCAAGACCAATACAAACTTAGAGCTAATAGCTGATGCGTTTGGTTCTGGCACGGAAGCCATTGGTACTAATAATGACACCCATACTACTACCGTAGCTGACGGTGCGGCTGACGAAGGTAGAGCAATCTTCCTGAAGTACACGGGATCACTAGACTCTGCCTGCACGATCACACTGGCACCTAACACAATTAACAAACTGTGGTTTATTGAGAACGCTACAACTGGATCTCAAAGCATCATCATTAACCAAGGAACTAGTGGTGGTTCTGGAGGCAAGGTTACTATCGGCAACGGTAATATTGCGGTTGTATATACAGATGGTGCCGGTACTGCTAACGCAGCCGTACTAGATGCATTTGCTGACCTAGAGCTAAGTACCACACTTACTGTGGCTGGTGCAGTTACCATGAGCGGTGACGCGAGTGTTGGAGATGACCTGACGCTTGTTAGTGATGCTGCTGTCCTAAACTTTGGTGAAAATAGTGATGTGAGTTTGACGCATGTTCACGATACTGGGTTACTTCTCAACTCAACAAGGGCACTACAGTTCGGAGATAGTGGTTCTTACATCCAGCAGTCTGGTGATGGAGTTCTAAGAATCAATGGCGAGGGGACTGTCGATATTTACGGAAGTAGTATGGTGGCGTTGAGCAATGATGTCAGGCTGAACTCCGATGCTTCTGTGCTTGGCTTTGGAGTGGACAACGAGGTGACTCTGACTCATGTACACGATACTGGATTGCTCCTAAATGGTGCGATGGCTCTTCAGTTCAGCGATGCTAGTCAATACATCAATGCTCCTTCGGCTACAGTATTAGATATTACTGCTACTGACGAGATAGAACTGAATGCGACGGCAGTAGACTTGAACGGTACCTTGGATGTTAGTGGGACTGCATTAGTTACAGGTGTTTTGACTACAACAGCTACACAGGTAGCGAATGGTGGAATCACAAGTGGCGATGATATTATCTCAGACACAGACGGCACAGACAGTTTAGGTTCTACTGGA